CCTGCTCCTGCTCCTGCTCCTGCTCCTGCTCCTGCTCCTGCACCTGCTCCTGCACCGGTCAATCCAGCAGCAGCGCCTTGGGCACAAGGCTGATTATCAACCCTTTCGTAGGGGTTGGGCCGGTTGATTGGCATTGCCCTTAACTTTGTTAATTAACCGGCTTTTATTGTATGGAAACGAGTTATCAGATTCTCAACCAAAGTTGTTGTGACTTTTTGCAAAGCCCGTTCTGCCCACAGTTTGATTTCATTATCGCTGATCCACCGTTCAACATAGGGCAGAGTTACGCAGACTATGACGATAACTTATCGGAAGATGCGTACCGACGATTTTTACAAGAGTGGATTGTCGGAGCTTGGAATAAATTGAAGCCAGGCGCAGCGATGGTGTTGCATGGTTCTGTGGCAGTCGCTCGCGAGATATTACGCGCGTTATTCAAAGTACAACTTGACTTATTCATCGAAACAGAAATTTGTTGGGCGTATAACTTTGGTCAATGCACGTTCCATAATTTTATCGAAACGCATTGTAGGGCTATTGTATTGAGAAAACCCGGTAAGAATAAAAAGTGGTATGTGAATAATGTATTAACGCCATCTAAAAGACTCAGGATGGGTGATAAGAGGGTTTCGAAAAGCAAGTACAAAGGATATGTGCCCTACGGAACTGTTTGGGGCATAGAAACCAATGATGAACAATTGGCCACAGAACCGATCATAGGTGAATCTAATTGGGGCAGGGTGCAAGGCAATAATAAAGAGCGACGACAGGGTCACCCTAATCAATTACCTGAGCGATACCCAGAAAGATTTTACCATGCCTACACTGAACCGGGTGATCTAGTCTATGTGGTTTTTGGTGGCAGCGGGACGGAAATCGCTGTCGCTAAAAGAATGGGTCGATCAGCAATAACAACTGAAGTTAGTCCGTGGGCATGTAACTCGATTGAAAGCAGGATGAATGACATCAACGTATGAGAATGACATTGCTGTAAGGCAAAAGATCGCTGAAACAATGGAAGTTGAGATTGACGACCACTGTGAGGGTATTGTTAACGCAAGCAACCGCATACGTTTAGGTTCTAGTCAAATAGGGAAAAGCTGCTCTCGTGAGATTTGGTACGGTTATCGATGGGCGAAAAAACCGCAACTCGGTTCCGCGACACGACCAGCAGGTAGGGTCGCCAGATTATTCAATCGAGGGCATCGTGAAGAACCTGCGTTAATTGAATACCTAACAGCCATTGGTTGTGAATTTATTCAACCACCAGATGGCAGAAACCAACATGCGTTCACTGCTTGTGAAGGACATGCAGGCACAGAAGTTGACGGCATTGGCTATTTACCGAAAAAATTTGGAGTCAAAGAAAAGGTGCTGTTCGAATTCAAAACTGCAAACATGACCTACTTCAATCGAATGAAGAAAAAAGGTGTATCAGTTGAGCAACCTAAGTATTGGGCACAGGTGAACTTTGCAGGTCGGTTGGCTGATCTAAAATATGTATGCTTTGTAGTGGTATCCAAAAATGACGATGACATCATAATTGAGTTTCTACAACTTGATCAGGATTATGGGGAAATGCTTATCGACAGAGCCATGCATATAATTAGCACCTCTGAGCCACCCACAAAAATTTCATTGTCATCGACTAACTTTGCTTGCAAATTCTGTAACTTCACTGACATCTGTCATTTCGGTGAAGCGGTGGAAAAGAATTGTCGTAGTTGTCGTCATGCAACGGCAGCGGCAGAAGGTAAATGGGCGTGCTGTAACCCTGCGTTCGATAAGGGCGAATCCGGTATAGAAATACCGCTTGACGTCTTGCCAGAAGGTTGCCCGTATCACGAAGGAATTGGCCTGTGATAATACCGCGAGCATATCAAAACAATTGCGTAGACGAAGGATTCAGCTATTACGAAAACGGAGGTGTAGGAAACCAAGTATGGGCATTACCTACAGGCACTGGGAAAAGTTTAATTCCCCCGCTGTTTATGAAGAGTGCGCTAACTCGTTGGCCCGATCAAAGGTTTATTGTATTGACGCATGTAAAAGAGTTAATACAGCAAAACTACAACGCATTATTAGCAGTGTGGCCCACAGCACCAGCTTCGATTTTCTCAGCAGGTTTAGGTACAAAGGAAGGTTTCGCTCCTATCGTTATTGGAGGGGTCGGCAGTGTGGTTAACGCCACCTCCCAAATAGGCAGACGCGACATATTATTTATTGACGAAGCCCATTTGCTATCACCCAAAGACGACTCAATGTACCAACGAGTCATTGCCGAATTAAAAGTGTACAACCAACGTCTAAAAGTAATTGGGTTAACAGCAACAGCGTTCCGAATGGGGCAAGGTCGATTAACTGATCCAGTATTTAAGGATGGTAAGGAATCACCTGCTTTATTTACGGACACGACATTTGATCTGACGGGCATCGATGCATTTAACAAACTAATTGACGATTGCTACCTTTCACCACTGGTGCCACGATCAACTGAAAATGTGATTGATGTATCGGATGTTCGCCAACTCGCAAATGACTTTAATCAAAGCGAGCTAATTAAAACAATTGATTTGCAAAACATCACTAACCGGGCACTAATCGAAGCCTACGAATTATGTCGAGATCGCAAATCTTGGATTGTGTTTGGTGCAGGAATTAAGAACTGTTTACAAATTCGTGATATCCTAAATGGTATGGGGGTGGCAACTACTGCTGTACACTCGAATACTAAAGAGTTTGGGATGTCCACTGACGAACGAAACAAAGCAATAATCGCCTTCAAAGCTGGTAGGTTTAGAGCGATTGTCAGTAACAACATCCTGACGACCGGCTTCGATCATAGCGCAGTAGACGCAATCGTTGATTTGCGACCAACCACGTCTATACCGCTGCACATTCAAAAGTACGGACGCGGCACACGACCATATTTTGCGCCGTGGTATACCTTCGAACAGTTACAGCATGTGCGATATCGTAAAGAAGCAATCGAAGCCGGTGGCAAGCACAACTGTTTAGTGCTGGATTTTGCAGGGAATACGCCTAGATTGGGGCCGATCAACGATCCTCGCATCCCAAACCGAAAAAAGTCTGATGGTAGTGGCGATGCACCAATCAAACTATGTCCAGACTGTTGCGCATACCATCACACTACGGTACGAGTATGTTGCGAATGCAATCACGAATTTATCTTCAAGACTAAACTAAAAAGCCAATGCTTCAACTGCAGACATTATTGTACGGAATGAATTAAATATTAAATACCTGCCTGTCACTCAGTGGTTCCCACACATTCATAAAAAGATTGGGAAGCCCGACTCATTGAAAATTGTCTACTGTTCTAATCTACAATCGGTCAATGTTTGGTTATCGTTTGAAAAGTGTTGGGTTAGCCAAACACAAAGCACACGAATGGTGGCGACAACATCAGGGTGATGACCTACCCAAAACGACTAAAGAAGCGTATAATCGATTTAATGAATGCCGCCGAACTACANCGGTAAAAGTAGACTTTGGTGGTAAATGGCCGCAAGTTTTAGAATTTTTATTTTAATATGAAATTTTTTAATACGCCCGATCATGGAGGTTGGCAATATGTCAGATCTAGCATTCAAGGTCAGACAGGGGGTGTCACCAAACGTCGTTATATGTGACTGTGGGAATACTTTCGCTGATTATGAGCAGTGGTTTTTACTTCGTAGCGATGCGCATGTTGATAACCCTGATAGCAATATCGAATTACAAATAAAGCATTTGGATCAAGCCAAAGAACGGCAAGCTGGTGTCATTGACGCGGGAGATCTAATGTGTCTGATGCAAGGGGCATGGGACCCCAGAAAAAGCAAGTCAAAAGTACGACCAGAACACAACGTAGATAACTACCTTGATGCTGTTACGAAATGGGCAGCGGATCTATATGAGCCTTACGCTCACAATTGGGTCGCCCAAGGATTCGGCAACCATGAGGCGTCAATTCTCAAACGCCACGAAACTAACGTCATAGAGCGTTGGGCGAGCAGACTAAGGGATCGAACTGGTGCCCCGGTATTAACTACTGGTTACACCGGTTGGGTACTCTTTCGATTCAAAATTGGAAAAACTCAATCACAGACTATTCGACTTTGGCATCATCACGGGTATGGGGGTGGTGGTCCGGTAACGAAGGATATGATCCAAAGAGCAAGGCAATTAGCATATGTTGACAATGCTGACATAATTTGTTCAGGTCATACACATGACCAATGGGTCACAAGAGATATAAGAATTAGATGCAACAATATGGGTACTGTTGAGCAAAGACCTGTCACAACAGTAAAAATACCGACCTACAAGGATGAATATAAAACTGGACAACAGGGGTGGCATATTAGCACTGGGAAACCTCCGAAACCTCTTGGTGCCCTATGGATTAGATTTTACAGATCCTATGAAACGAAACGGGGTAAGAGTTCAACAAACTGCGTAATTAAATTCGAAATAAGGGAAGCTGAATCATTTTGACCCGAAAATACGAAAAACCTATTTACAGTAAACCACCAATGTTATTTGCTTCTGATGAGGACTTACTAAATCTAAAAGACGCTGTTTGGTTTTACGATATCGAGCTTTATGAGAACTTTTGTCTAATCGCATTCAAGTGCTACGAAACAGGACAAATTGTCTTCATTGAGCAATCACCTGCTGTAGTACTAGACAAAAGCAAACTAAGTTGGATGGTTAAAAATCTGATGTTGATCGGGTTTAATTCCATGCAATACGACCGCTTCATACTATGGGCCATTCTACACGGCAAATGGACGGAAGAACTTAAAGCTATCTCCGACTCCATCATTATTGGCGAGATGCGACAAAAAGAAATCGAAGAAACATTTGGTTTTCGATGCGGTGATTTTAATCATATCGACTTGCAACAGATCGCACCTGCCGCAGCACAGCAACTATCGTTAAAGCATTATGGTGCGCGTATGCACTGCCAACGATTGCAAGAACTGCCGCTAGACCCACACTTAGCAGTTAGTGAAAACAACGCCGCCGTTTTGCGCAGCTACTGTATAAACGATCTAGACGTAACCGGTTGGTTGTATCACCGATTAAAAGAACCGATCAATCTACGTTGCGATATGAGCAAAACATATAATCGCGATCTCCGTTCACTATCTGATGCGCAAATTGCTGAAAAAGCCATTGGTTCAGAAATTAAAGAAATAAACGGTGTCCAACCGAAACCACCTGCGATACCAAAAGGAGAAACATTCCGTTTTCGACCACTACCTTATTTGGATTTTTGCAGCGACGAGTTAAGACAATTACGCGATCAAATTTATAGCACAGATTTTGTGATTGATGACGACGGTAAAGTACAGGTTAACTCTGACGGACAACTTACCACAGCAACAAACCTGTGGGCAACTACTATAGGATATACTAAATATAAATTGGGTATAGGAGGACTGCATTCGGAGGAAAAAAAGCGATCAATCTATACCGACGAAAAGAACGTGATTTACGACAGAGATGTCGCAAGCTATTACCCATCGATTATCTTAAACCAAGAGTTGTACCCACACCATATCGGTGAGGGGTTTCTGCAGGTGTACCGCGACATTTACGAACGCAGGTTGTCTGCAAAGAAAGCAGGCGATAAACAAACCAGTGAAAGTTTGAAAATCTGCATCAACGGGTGTTTTGGGAAACTTGGGTCGAAGTGGTCTATTTTTTACTCGCCGCATCTGCTGGTGCAAGTCACTCTGACTGGTCAGCTATCTTTGTTGCTCTTGATCGAAGCGTTGGAGCAAAAAGGGATTTCTGTGGTATCCGCAAATACTGACGGAATAGTGATCCTATGCCAGCGAGAACGTGAAACAGAATACCTCGAAACAATTGCTGAATGGGAACAAGCGACCAACTTTATTACTGAAGAAACCACTTACCTATCCATTCACAGTCGTGACGTTAACAATTATATCGCAATATGTCCCGATAAGAAGATTAAAGCAAAGGGTGCCTACGTTAATGATCTTTCAATGTCCAACCCTGATAGACAGATGCTTATGAACAACCCGGCAGCCAGCATCTGCACCGAAGCGGTGATGCGTTTTTTAGAAACACATCAACAACCAAACCCAACAACAATCGAGCAGACTATTAAAGGGTGCAATGATATTAGGAAGTTTTTATTTGTGCGTAGGGTGAACGGGGGTGCTGTTCGCGACAAAGTAGACTTAGGTAAAGTTGTTCGGTGGTATATTCGAAAGAATGACTACGGTGCAATTTACTATAAGAAAGCAAACGCCGCCGGATCGACAAACAGAGTTCCCGAATCCGACGGCGCAATGCCGCTACAGGAATTGCCCGAAAAAACTCCCAGCGACATTGACCACAGTTGGTACATTAGACGTGCCCACAACATTCTCAAAGACATCGGTTTCGTCACTGAACGTCAGTTGTCGCTGTTCTAAACGAGGGTGTTGTAGTTGAATCCGATAATTGCCGCCAAGTCGTTGAACATTGTGACATAACTGTTTGGATATTGATCTTTAATGAAATCTGCGTACTCTTGATCAGTTAACTCAATTGGCACGACTTCCAAATTTGCCGAAACATAATTCTGTAACTCATTTGGGGCACTAGATGTTAATGTGCCGGGTACAAATTTAGCATCGAATGTTTCGGCTACTGGCTTATCTAAAATTAGCGCTGCCTTGAAAGACCTAACACCTTTCTGCGCAATAATATTAAAGAACAGCATGAATTCCTTAAACTGTGTAGTGTTCAACACCCACTCACAATTTATAACTGATGCGTTACCAATCACGTCTTTGCGAGATTTACTCAAACCACCGTCTAGCGTGACCGTTACGATTCCATCCGATTTGTTATAGGCATAACTAGATTGTTCTGGTGCATACGGCAAATCGATAAGATTTGTCACAACAAGTCTCCATTTATATCAACCACACTATCAACGTAATCTTTATCGTTATCGTAATACCGAACGTCGTAATTATCTGCAATAATGTTTATGGTAAGTCCATCGTTTGAAGTTACTTCAGAAACAGGAATGCATCGTTACGAGTCGATGTATCTTCCACGATCTCATATACTGGCTTTGTAAACGCGCCATATTCTAACGAAACAGACGGCGTTATATCCGAGTCAAGAATGACTTGTTGATTATTGTTGGCAAGTTTCGTTATCCCGACAGATTGAACACCAGAAACCGTCGATTGAATAAAAATGCTTGCGTTATTTGAGCCAGTATACGGTTGAGACAATGTTAGGATGGGAGTCGCATCTAAGTCAAACGTATGAACACTTCCGTCAGATGCTCCGGTAATCGTATTCGACCATATTACATTACTACTAGCATCTAATGCTTCCACCACTGCGTCTTCCAGACGTGTACCGCCAGTACCTCGGTTATAAACTATAATTTTCTCGACATTAAAGTTTCCGCCAAAACTAACCTGCCACCAAGCACCGGCTTCGCTCTGTGTAAGAGAAACGGAAGTCGGATAATTGGACGTCGTATCTCCATCAATTGCTTTTTCTGGACCCGTATTACTATCGTACGTACTCGATTGTGTAGCGGTTCCCGTTAAAGCAATGTTTGTTCCGGTTCCTTGTTCAAATACTTCAACTTCATTTAGATTCAAAAAGTCAGTATCCGTTAAACGCACTCGCACCACAGCAACATTTTGTATGTAAGCCTCCTTACTAATAACTTCGCCATCCCATGTATTAGGTCGGGTGTTGTTTGAAACTTTGATCAAGTCGTTAATTAACAAAAGTTCTGCTTCCTGCGTAGCTTCTAATTCAACGGCACTGTTCTGGTACTTTTGTCGGTTAAACTGCCTGTGGGCATGAAAATACGCTTGCAGTTTATTAGTAATTCCCACAGGACCGTCTGTCTCGACGTTGGTTTCTGTATCATTTCCCGGTAACTTGAAGTCAAGTTTTGCAGCATCGTTAATTGTGGTGTACTGAAAACTAACACCGTCCTTTTCGTTCAAATAGCCAAAGTTAATAGTGCGAGTTTCAGTGCCCGGTATTTTATTTCGGTGATTTAGTAATAACTTTGAAACTGTATTTGGCTTTTCAAATTTGAATTTAATCACCGGACCTTGGCGATAAACTTGAACAAATGCAGCCCTACAAATAGTATTCAATGTTTCTTCAAAACTTGTGTTAATGTCATCAAACGTATGATTAAACTCTGCTGCTTTAGATGTGCCAAAATAGGTTTCAATCTCAGTTTGTAACGCAGCTAATTGAGTAGTGTCAATCTCTGAAGCAGTCCTATTTCCAATCTTTGTGTCAAGGCAAACAGCTTTAGCAATGTCGGAAAAAGCGGTATCTGTGCCAGTTATACTTCGTGTTGCTTCACAAGTAAGTTTTAATGATTTTGGCGCGACATATTTATAAGTATCGACAGTCCCTAAATTAGGAGGTTCTTCTACGGAACTTTCGTTTTCCAAAGATACTCGCATGGTGGTCACGTCACCAAAATGAGTGCTATCTAATTTAGATTTACCATAAATATTACTTAGAAAAACTTGTTTATGGAGGATTTGTGGTGTGCCTTCACCTGATAGAAAGCCAGTGCTCTTAATAATTTTGCACTGCATCCGTCCTGAAAATGGAGCATCGACGTCGTAGGTTTTGAAATGACAATATTGACGAGTATCGAATGACTTAGTGACAGTGTGGGTTGAACCGTATGGCACATCTGAATCAGTCACCAATTGTAATTGTATATCGACTTCTACAGCACCCGTGTACCAACCACTTACTGAACTAAAAACACCCCCCCAAATAATATTAACAGATACACCCGCACAATTTTCAAAAATGAATGGTCCTATTGTACTACTATCATCAGTGTTCTCAGTATAGTCTGGGTTTTTAACCATAATGTGTTCAGTGATATCTGACGAAAAACCGCTTACTGATTCGAGTGGTGCAACAAATGTGTTGCCTATTGAACCTGTGCTTGTTAATGGTGACGTATTAGGACCATAGATATCAATTGTTGAGGTTGCTCCTGCATGAGAACTAATTTCAGTATTCGCTATAGAAATATTACCACGACCAACACACAAATAACTTATTTCATAAGCCTGTTGGTTCGTGTACGTGTCGCCAAAAAGGGTGTAAGTGCCAGTATCCTTATACACGATGTACGGTTTTGTCAATAAGTCTGGAACAGCTAATACCTTTCCATAAATATCTGGTATTCGGCCATTTAATCGACTCTCATTAGACCGCCCTAATTTTTTGTTGTTAGCTGAAGCAAGCTGAGTTGTACCAATATCTTCAGTTCTCAACCTCGACGGTTGGAATGTACGAGTAACTTGCGATGCGCCATAAGTGGCGTATGTTGTAATGAGTTTGTTAAGAGGGTTGGAGTAAGGAAGAGTATCGGTCCCAACTCCATTTATTAAGTATCTTCTCATGTAAACGCTCTTAACATTGGAAACCTAGATACCGTGTATAACTCACCGGTTGTCTGTGAGTTAGTGTTGTCGCTACCTGCTTCAAAGGTAGCTCCATTTTGATTAAACGAAAAAGACTTAATGCTTAGTTGTATTGGACCAACCATAGGAATTGTTAAATCATCACTACGGTAAGTTCTATAAATTAAAGTTGGTTCTGTAAATAAACCATTCGCTGTGACTACAGCATCGAAATCAATAGGTAGGAGTTCTCCTAAATCACCAAATTCAATTAGCAGACCAAAATCCAAGTCATTACCTGTACCTTTTTCTGTTATTTTCATTGGTAGGTAAGAGAATGCCTGAGTATTACCGTTTTCAAGCGTTACGGTTACACCTTCAGTATGATTTCTGACGAAATAATGCGTTGCTGCAAAGTTGCTATGAGAAATTTCGATTGTCTCAAGCTGTGCAATATCAGCGGGTGAACCTAAAAGATACCGCCCGTAAGTAGAATTTTCGTTTACGTTAAGCTCAGTGAAAACATTGATGGTGTTAGAGTTTGCCGACGTTCCTGCTGGGTTAACTCCCCTAACCCTATAGTAATAATTTGTATACTGTGTTAAGCCTGTAAGACTTGAAGGTGGAGAAGCAACTGTGAGATCTTCGTAACCTGATAAAAACGATGTAAATCCAGAATTAAGAGAAACGTCTAATCGATAGGATACAGTGTCTAAATCAGTTGACCAGTTTGCAGAAAATGATGTTGAAGTAACATTCAATGCTTCTGTTGCAGTAGGTACAACCGGTGTTGTATATGCGTTGGTTGTTAATGTGACAACATTAGAATTAGAACCAATAGTTCCACTAGCTACTGTACGAACCCTATAATAATAAGTAGTATTTTCAGTTAGTCCTACTACAGTAAAAGATGACGAGTTAACTGCGAGGTTTTCATAACCTGACACAAAACTACTAAAGTTAGAAGCAGTCGAAACATCTAATTGATAACTATCGTCATTAACAGTGCTACTCCAACTAGCAGTAAAATATGTCGCACCAAAATGGGTTGGTGTATTGGCTACAGGAGTCGCAGGCGGCGCGACATATCTCCCTATATCGGTCCCTTGAACTGTTCCAGTGTTTGTACCGTTTTTAGAACCGTATTGATCTTCTACATTGTCATCACCCAAAAACCAACGATGTAGCAAGTTTGTTGTTAATGGAGAACTGTCAATAACTCCGTTGGTATGGATTCCGGAAATTTGTGTTGCGCTTAAATCGGTGTCGTAAATGCGCAGATCCGCCATTTCGAAATCTGGCGTTCCGTAACTCCCAAATTGGAAGTTGCCCGCAACAAGGGCGTTAAACGTGCTGGATGACGAATTCGATGTTGTGCTAACCAGCGAACCATTAACGTATATGTACATGTTCGATCCGGTTTGCGCAACCGCGACATGTCGATACGTACCGTTACTACCTAAGTCACCGTCGAATATGGAATCGCCCGGCCCGTTGTGTGGATTAATGTATATTTCGTCATTTGTGTCATTGTATCCTGCACTGTTTTGCGAACTACTATTGACTTCATAAACAACGAAATCATCCGACGGTTGACGATACGATACCCAAAAGCAAATCGTAAACGTGGTCGGTATTGACAAAGTAGTAAAAGTTACTTTGTCTGTACTGTTTGACCAACTGCGACCGTATGGAGTCGGCATTATCGTCGCCTTTGTGATCGAAGGTTATTGTTAATAGACTTCGATATCAGACTATTTGGCTGACTCAACTCCCTAGCAATTACACCTGTGGCACCAGTTTCAACAGCTTGGTGGGCAATAATTCGAACTTCGTTCGCTGAAATTTGCTGCACCTCATGTGTCGAAGATCCATAGTTTTCGATGTTAACCTTCATAGTAGTGCCAGAACCTGAACTACCAGTAGTGCCCACACTTCGACCTGATCTCATAGCTTCAAGCAATGGTCTATATCTTGCCGTTGCTTTTGCAGGCATGACATACTCCCCACCATGAACCACTCCAGCGATACGGTTTCGACCTATATTACCTGTGTATCCACCCTTCGAGAATCCGGCGAATCCACCTTTCGAGAATCCGAGAGTTCCGCCTAAAGCCCTTTGCAAGGCCAAAATGCGATTAAGTCGATCAATTATTTTATCAAGTTCCTTGATTGCAATTGCTGCATATTCCTGTACTGCCGACGTTGCAANTTGCCAACCGGTGGATTGTGTTTCACCAATTTGCTTACCAACATCATCTGATTTAGACCCAATGTTAATTAATACCTTGGTTGCAGTTCTTTCATAAGTCTCTGCTGATAGACTTGCTGCATCAAACGTAATATTAGCAATAGCCCTATTCATCTCTGTAATAGCGCTACGCATCGCTCTAATTGATTCGGCAGCATCATCGACTTGTTTTTTAAGGTTGGTTAAATTGAGCTTTTCCATAGCTTCAATTTCTTTCGCTTTTCTACTCAACTCATCAACAAATTCTTTCAACCTTTCCATTTCCCTATCTTCAAAATGAATACCCGTAGCACCGGAAGAACTTTTAGTCACTATACGACGAACTTTAAGATCTACTTCCTGTTCCTGAAGAACGTCTTTCTTCTGTCGTAATGCTTCAGGTTTCGGTGCCATTGCTTCTCTGACTCGTTCTTCGATCTTGATTCGTGCGTTAGCGTTGTCTTCTGCGATACGAAGAATGCTGTCCCATGTCTCACCGAATGCCTTTTCAGTTTCATCAAAGGCGTCTCGATAGTGCTGCTGAAATATACCCGGCCCTTGCGGGTCATATCCGTCCTTATCTTCAATAGCAAACACATTGTGAAATAGCGGGGCTACATCCCTAACATCGCTTTTCCATTTCTCCAACACACCTTGTAAACCAAAGTCAATTGGTTCGTCGCTTATTGAATCTCTCAATGATCTAATAAGACCTTCGCCAAACTCAGCTACTCCTTTGAAAGCAAATGGTAACGTAGAACTAAGACCTGCAATAGTATTTAAAAACCAACTAAGAAAGTTCTTAAATTCTAACTTAATAACATCACCCAATTGTCCCAAAAGTCGAAGAAGCCATTTAGCAAGCTCTAAGAACCCGTCTTTAATTTGAACAACTGCTACAAGAAACGCTTCTGCAAACAATGTCCAAGCTTGTGTCCAATCAAGTTCCATCCATGTTCGATATATCGCTTGTGCAACAGAACGCAGTCTTTTTAACCCTAGAATAAGACCTTCAATGAAACCTTTTATAATTTCAAAATTCTGTTGCGCACCTTCAGCACTAAAAAATGAACCAAAGAGTCCGTCGCCTTTTGTAAGTTTATCACGAAGCACTTGATACATCGCCACAAACACATCTTGCAATGTAGCTAAACCAGTGCTAGTCACCTTTATCTGATCAGCAAAGTAAATGAAATACCCTGTCAAAGCCGATATTGCGACAGATATGCCATTCACTAATCCCTGTGTAGTAAATAAACCCTTTATAAAACCGGCAATGGATTGCAAAGCCATAACACCAACGAAAGCCTTCATTAAATTTATAATCGTTGGCAAATTATCTTTAATCCAATCAATACCCGCTATCAACTTACTCAAAAAACTATCAGCGTTAGCAGAAGAACCGAAAGCCTTTGTTAAAGCATTTGCTAATTCTGTAAATGCCTGCCCTACTGTTCTAGGTAACCTAGAAAAGTCTTTATCTACTTGGGTCGCCAAATCCGCAAAAGCTCCACGTAAAATACCAATTGTAATTTTTCCATCTTTCGCAGCATCAAAAATAGCACCTCTTGTTATGTTCATACGTTTAGCAATAGCATCAATAATCCCCGGCATTAATTCCGCAACTGTTCGAAACTCGTCACCGTCAAGTTTACCCTTATTAAATGCTTGACTTAACTGCAATAATGCTGCCGCTGCTTCGCCAGCATTAGCACCAGACAACGAAAGAAGTTTACCTGCTGTCTCAGTAACCCTCATCGACTCTTGCTGACTAGCGCCGACAGTCTTCAAAGCAGCATCCAGTCGTCGATAAGTCTTAGCTAAGGAAGAAACGGGAACCCTTGCCCTAGTTGCTACGTCAAAAAGTTCGCGGGTTAACTCATTAAGTCTTTCTTGCGACTTAATTTGATCTGTCAAACCTTGATCGGTTGTAACTTTAGAAACGTCTAATAACCTATTTTGCAAAGTTTGATAACTGTCTAACGCATCAACAAAACCATCAGCCGCTTGTAACAACAAAGCACCTGAAAGTAATCGCCTTGACGCATTAGTCGCTCTAGCAAAACCATTACTTAGACTTGCCACCTGCTTATTTGTTCTACTAAGGTTTCTCCTTAATCTTGTAAATGTGGTGTTAATTCGTGAAAGACCAGTATTCCTACTTAACCCATTTAATTGAGCGCGAAGTCGCCTAATAGATTCAACCGAACGGGTTGAACTTATAGTAATATTATTCAGCTTAGTTACTATACTAGATTGAATTCTGTCTCTTACGACAATATCAAATGCCATCGCGTAAATCCAATCGTGTTGCTGCCAACTGGTTATTACCAGCCAGTATGGCCTTTTGAACAAAAGCGGAAGGCTGGCGACTTATTGTGCCGTCATTTAATCCATCGATGTAAGGTGCGTTATTTACAATATGAATCTCACTGCCCACAGTTCTGCCCTTCATCGCCGATTTACCTTCGCGAACAGTAATAGTCAAAGAAGCAGGCTTAGTCGATCCAAACTTTCCGGGAACCTTGGGACCAATGAAGCTACTTGGTCCTGAACCTATCCCTATTTGCCAGTTAGAGAGTGCCTGTGTTGTATCAACGGGCGTATTAGCAGCGGCAGTTTCTAAGATTACACTAGCGACCTTTTTTAGTCGATTCATTAACCTCCCTGTACATTCTGTTACGTAATCTTTTAATTGCAGATGGCAATAACTCAAATGTCATTTTTTCGTCCTTAGTCTTGTTACTTACATATTCTATGTAGATCTGATCTAGCGTCATAACGTAATGAATTAAGTCATGCATCAGATCATCGTTACAATTATGGAATCGCCCGTACTCCATAATTGCAGTTACTGGTATTGGACCTACCCCCATTCCCACTGAGCGACAGGTTGACAAAACCCAGAATGAATCAAAAAAGAACTCCAAACACTGCGATAGCTGTGGCGCATTCAAAATGCGGTCAGGTATAGGTTGGCCCGACCGCATTGCTTGATTTTTTATTTGTTCCGCGACACCGGGCTTGAATGCTAATGTGTATTCGAAGAACTCTGTCAGTTTTTTGCTTCAGCTACCTTTGTCTTAAAGTTTGAAATGTCCGTCGCTTCTTGAGTAATTAAATCAGTCAGATCGGGAAACTCAGTCAACGCTGCTCTGACATTCGCAGGTGTGAAATCCATATATTTAGGTGAATTCCCTGTAGGAAAGTCGTAAGAAGTTGGGTCTGAATCTACTCGCCAATCTTCAATATTCTCCCAACCGACGATAATGGTATTGGTCAATACTTCAATCATTGACGCTTGCATTTGAGTCAACTTAGCAGCGCTGAAATGATCAGACTCAAATGCTTTTCGATGATTCGCTAATTGCTTTTGGAAGGAGGGGGTTTGCTGGTTCATTCGTTTAATACGAATTCTTCCAGTTGTCCCATCCTCATTTTCAACAATATCGATCCATACACCTTCCTCAATGGCACTTTTATCAGTGCCAAACTTCTTTTTCAGAGACATCTATCACACTCCGGGGCTTAAACTGTTGGCATAGCAATTGTAGGCAAATATGAAAAATAAGTTGCGCTAATTGTATACCCATTACTATTTTCCGCTGCTTGTTTTTCAAGCGGCAGCATAATAGGTTCATCTTTTTCGACAGTCACACGACCACCACCCAAAGACAAAAGGGGAATATCGTAAACAAAACCTGCGTTGTTATCTGCAACAATCAAGTTGTAACCAACATCTGAGTTGTCTTTAACAGCAGAAACTGCAGCGACCGTTGAGAAGTAAACTTCGAGATCACCAGTAACTTCGAT